AGAAGGCGCGTTGGCATACCTGTACCTCTGCGCAAGGCATGCGTGCTAAAACGATGCACATCATGCTTGAGGAACAGGGTCTAGCTTTGTTAGTCGCAAACAATTATGCCCTGCTGTACATGATACTTAGTCGTGCCACTGAGGAGGTACATGTTTACATCACCCAGAACATGGAAAGACAATTGAAGTATCAGCCTGTACCACCACATGCTTGCACAGGTAATAAGTTTGCCGGTGCTAAGCACATTGGGCAGTTACCAAGCGGCAACCCCGTTATCTTCACACACACTGAGACAACGGATATTTCACCACTTGGAACCGTTGAACAAACTAGTGATCCTTCAGGCAAGACATTACACGCTCTGCAGGATTTTCAGAAGCGCCCGAGGAGGAGCGCCAACTCCTCATCAAACCGGGCGAAACAAGGGTGGACCCAGGTACGTTCGAGACGAGGAGGAAAGTTAAAAGGCGCGCATTGATAGCTACAAGATTGGGTGTTGATTACGTCTACACCCAAATATATTGCAACACTGGCGCTGACTTCCGTGAAGCAGACGTTCGCATCCCTACAGCTGTACTTGCAGCTAGGGATGCGATCGTTCCGCAACTCGTGACTACTAACTCGGTTGTTGACCAACGTGATTATTTTGAGGAGGCACACTCACAAGTTTATGAGCCAATTGCTTGTGATTCTGATCCATTCAGTGTTGCTGAAATAATGCAACGGTGCTACCCCACCTCCGCTCCAATTGATGACAATTTTAGCGGAGCTGTATTCACGGACTTCCTTCCGACCAGAAACAAGATGTTGTATCAGCCTAAAGAGACTTACGGACATGCTTTTGAGCAGCGTTCCAGCACGTATTACCGTGCCGCTGCTCCAAGCTATGGTTTCAAGGCTACCTCTACGCTGAGCAACATCGTTGATACTCTCATCAAGCGATTTGGTCAAAGTTCAGGGAACAAATTCAGGATTGGTAAGGATCTTGAACCAGAGCCAGAACGCGATGTGGGCAGACAATTGCTGCAAGGCCTAATAGGGCATTTCGAGAGTATTACACCAATCACCTTCGAAGATGTCGCAAACGCATCTGCTGAACAAGCATTGCGAGTTAAAATCAAGGGTGACGTTGCTAATACTGTTGAATTTGAGCCAGAACTTTATGAGTCTATTAAGATTTCTTCGTTCAATAAGGCTCAAACAAAAGCCAAAGCCGCTGAGAATTCATATTTGCCTATAGCGAATGGCAATCTCAAGGCCGGCCAACCTATCAGTGCCCAGCCTAAGTTTATGACTCATCTTGGTGGTGCCATTGCCACCGCTCTCGAGAAATGTATCCGTAGGGATATGCCCGAGTGGATGGTCATGGGCTACGGACTCTCTAAGCTTGAATTGCGGGCTATCGTGCGTAATTTGCGGTACCCTGCCTTTCATCAAGCCATTGAGTGTGACATCACTGAGATGGACTCTGTTCGTGGCGCCGCA